AATCCTGTACCAGATACAGATACAGGTGACCTACAAAATAGAAAGCGAGGACTTGTAATGCATAAAATGGAACTGCAGCTGTTCGCGGAATCAATCCCTGCAGCTGGAAAGATTAAAAGGAAATGGATGGCGCACTTTATCGATGCAGCCCTCCCGTCCGCCAGCAAGGCCGAGTATAGCCGCCTGGGTAAGGACCTGGAGGAATACATCGTGGAGATGAACGCCAATGTGGAGACAAAGAACAACATATGGGGGGA